ATACTCGCATGCTCTCGAGGCTGGTATCTACAGTGAAAGGCTTACCGCCTGGATCCACCGATGCCAGTTCAAGGAACTGTGCGAATTCGAGGTTGACTACTCTTTAGACGGGCTCACGCCGCATTCCGTAAGGAATGCTCGCCAAGCCGTCGCCTTCTTCTCAAAGTTGAGACACCTGAATATCGGTGTCGACAGAGAGGAGACCGGGATGAGCAAGTTCCTCGAGGCCGAATTGCTATGTAGGGAGACGAATCAGCGTTTTCGCATGCGTCGTGACGGATCTCTTGGATTCCCGTCGCGCGTCGAAGCGGTACTTCACCGTTCTCGTCGTAAAATCGCGCGTGTGCTGAAAGCCGTTCCGGTTTTAGCTGACCTAACCCTACGTTTCGGTCCAGGCTCAACGCGGAAAACGCGAAAAGCCGACGCCTCTATCCGACGCAAGAGCTCGGAGGGTGTCACATGTAGTGAAGAGCTCTTTCCGGTGATCAAAGAATTGCTCCGGGAGCTTCCTCATTTGTCGTCTGAGAATGCCACTGTTACACGAGTGGACGAGGCTGGCGATGAATGGGACACAGTGCTGGTAGAAATTCATACCAGTCTGCTGTGCTTCGTCTTCAAGAACGCACTGACGTTTCGACTCATCGGCATCGAACCCTTGATGAATTTAATTTATCAACTTGGGTACGGTATCGTTATGGCGAAGCGTCTTGCCGCGTTCGGTCAGGATATCCGTGACCAGTCTGTCAACCAAAGACGGGCTAGGATCGGGTCCTTAACCGGGGCTTTAGCAACCCTGGACCTTAGTAGTGCCTCGGACACAGTTGCTCTTGAACTTGTGTACGACCAGCTTCCTCTTGACTGGGCGCACGTGCTTGCACGGGGTCGCTCCGGAAAAATCGAGCTGCCGAACGGCAGCATCGTCATCCAAGAGAAATTCTCCGCTATGGGGAATGGCTATACGTTTCCTCTAGAGACCCTTATTTTCTGGGCTCTGGCCTCTTCCTGCTGTTCGGAAGAGGACGATGTCTCCGTTTACGGAGACGACATCATTGTGCCTAGCGATAGGTTCGGTGATGTAGTCGAGGTACTCCGCTATGCGGGGTTTAACGTAAATCCGAAGAAGTCATTCGCATCCGGACCATTCCGGGAATCATGCGGGCACGACTATTTTGAAGGCATCGACGTCCGTCCCTACTATCAGAAAGAGTGGGTGAGCGGACAGTCCTTATTCGTGCTTCACAACTGGTACGTGAAACACGGAGATGATGACAGGGCGAAAAGAGTGGCCAGGTTCCTGGACCCTCAGCTCTGCATCTACGGGCCCGATGGCTACGGCGATGGCTACCTTATCGGTGACCATCAACGGCGCCGTACTTCTGCTCAGCAGAGGGACGGGTTCGGGGGATATTTCTTTGAGTCGTTCGTGACAAAACCACGGAGCGAAGACCGCGAGGTCTTAAACTCTGGTCGTGGCGACTTACCAGCGGCCCTTTACACGATTTATCGTGCTGGGTCGCTTGATGGATCTCTCGAAAGAGAGTTCCGTGTTGGTGAAGCCGAATCCCACAAGGATGAGACCTTCGCCGATGTGATCGAGCGTGAGCTCGGTTCACCGGTAACACCCGTTTCTGTCGACCGTAAAGGTCGTAAGCGCTGGGGACTCCCCGGCGCTAACGGGTATAAGAAAATTAAGATCTACACTTTAGGGACCTAATCAGTCCATACTCTCTCCTTTGGGAGAGTAGCTGAAAGGCTGGGTGGCTAAATTGGCCATTGAGAG